CTATCCTATTTTCTTATGGGGCATGAGTGGGGCATTTCGAGAAAATTTAGCATTGATTAATGTCATTTGTTCATCATTACTGTCTGGCATCCACTCCCCATAAACAGAGAAAACCATCTGTGCTGATGCGTGACCCATCTGTGATGCAATGAATGATGGGTTTGCCCCAGCAGATAACAACCAGCATGCGAAAGTATGACGCGATTGATATGGTTTTCTGGATCTTATTCCTGACCTCCTTAATGCATTGTTCCATATTTGCCCTAATGATTCCGTCGAGTAGTAATCGCCGCATATTTGATTTGAAGATGTAACCTTGGGAATAAAGACGAAAGTGCAACTGTCTTTCCTTGTTTTCCTTGCCTCTCTTGTATGGACCAGTATTTCATATTGAGGCCCCATCCTGGTGTATAGCATTTGACTGCGCAGAGTTTCTTTTGCATGGTCCGTCAACTGAATAATGCGATCTGTTCCGGCGTCAGTTTTTGGCAAAGTAAACTGCTTAACCCGAGTGAGATTTCGTCTTACCATAATTGTGCCAGCTTCTAGGTCTACGTCCTCCCACGCCAACGCACATAGTTCTCCGTGGCGCATCCCGGTATACACCGCCAGTGTCCATAAATTTTTTATTTGTTGATGGGTGCAACCATCAAGCATTCTAAAAAATTCATCCCTTGTTAGCGGATCTGGCTGGGGTTTACTTTTCCTTAATCTAGTTAGTGTGGATGTGGGGTCTGAATTGGCGTACCCATTACTAGCAGCAAACATAAAAGCAGACTTAACACATGCCAGACAGTAATTCACTGTTGGGACTGCCCTGCCTTTAACGGGATTGATCTGATGCCTTCTTGGTAGTTGCATACCATTAAGCAGCTCATTCCTCAATTTAAGGATGTCTTCATTCCTAATGGATGAAGCTTGACGATCAGGTCCAAGCAGAGTGGCTGCGGTTTTAAGCGTTGATGTATACCTGTCATGAGTATTTAGTGAAACCTCTGGCTCCTTCAATGACAGCCATTTGTTAAACAACTCTTGAATAGTGATATTCCGTACTTGTGTTGTTACATACTGAGCCGCACCAATCGAGTCAGGGAATTGCTTTGCATAGTCAAAGTTTCCAGTCTTAATTGCATAACCAATCGACTGTCGCAAATCTGCTGCAACCTTTCTATTTTTTGGTGTGTCAGGGATCCCGAGGGACTCCCTGCAACGCTTCTTTTGATACATAAACCAAATGCGTAGATATCCTCCATGATGTTCTACGCCAGTTGGATACTGAGTTTTACTCATAAAGTTAACCTCAATGTAATAGGAGACGGTAGGTTAAGCGGTTTTCTTGAGCTTTGCAGCACCAGGTTGTCGTTTTGACTGCCGCTCTATCCACTTATCTATAGCCTCTCTGTTATACATACATTCACTATTGGGCTTTGGATCATCAACAGGAGAGAACAATAAATACTCCCTCCCTTGTAACCATGAATTTTCTCTAGCTCTCTTAATAGTTCCTGGTCGCAATCCGGTAACAGCAATAAGCAAATCCTCTGATACCCATTTGTTAGGCTCGATCTGAATAACATTAGTCATAGATTGCCTCTTATCTCTTTATCAATCTCATCACCGGCTCCACTTAAACTGACCATTCAGCACTCCGATGGCGAAAAGAAGCCAAGCCAGCTTGTAGCCAAGTGGCTTTATCGTTTCGTAGTGGCGCAGGATGATAGGGCGGGTGATGGAGTCTTTATTGGTGTTAGCCGGTAGGGCGGCAATGGCGGTTTTAATTTCGTTGTTGCAGTTCTTTGCTGCTGACTGGAGAGCGTTCTGTTTCTCTTCAGGAGTCACAATTCACCCCGCACCGCTAAACGTATAAATCGTTGCTGCTATTGCGTATCCGATTATGCAAATCCAGAACAGGGTGCCGCTTGATATCTTTGGTAGTTTCATGCTGCCTCCATTATCTTTCTCACTTTCACTGACTTCACCGTTTTTACCGGAGTGGGTGGGGAAACTTGCCGGGGCACCGGTCTCTTTGATTTATCGCCGGTTCGTAGCCGCTGCTTTATTTTCATATCCCACAAATAAGCTTCTTTATGGTCGCGCCCGTCATCCGGAGCGCGGGGCACGGTTAGAATTAGTTCGCTAATATCGTCCATCAAGCCACCTCATTCGCTTGTTGGTTAAGCAGCCCAAACTTGACGATTTCCAGCACGCCAAGGATTTCACTGAGACCTATTTCACCGTCATACTCGTGAATAAGGTCATTAATACGGCCTGTTAATTCAGCAGGCAGCGGGAATTTACGCTCGACTGGGAGCATTGAAATAGGCATAGGGAATCTCCAGATAGTGAAATCCGTTTCTGTGAGTCCGTGAGTTATTTACTGCCGATAGACTTCGCTACACATAAGCACAGCATCAGGCCGCCGCTCATGTATCAGCGTTGATATTTGTTGGCATTCAGATTGAGTAGGGTAGATGTCTTCGGTAACTGGCTGGGCGGTGCAGGTAAGGCATGAGGTGACGAGTAGAACAAAGCCTATTAGCATTAGTCACCCTCTCTATTTTTAGTTTCTCCACATCGAGCACAGTAAAGGCCGCCATATGTTTCATCCCGAAACTTATCGATGACGTCACACATACCACTGGATGATATGTTATCTATCTCAATATTTGGATTCTTGGCTGCCGACTTCACTATGACGGGAATGTATTTATGCCCGAAGATAAATCCCATCACTCCGTTACATTGGCTCATTGCTTTCTCCTGCTGGTTTGGCTGCTGTGAATAGCGGGATGGTCTTTTTGCCAGCAAATATCTCAAACATATCAGCGACTCTTTTATCTTTTTCAATATGACTACTGCCATCTCCGTGATTTAAAATCCAAGCAGCAGGCGGCAACGCCTTCAACTCTGCAAGTTGCTCACGCAGTGATAGCAGTTCAATAGCCATTTCCGTAACTATTGGATTCTGAGCACCGCCAATATCGACCGGCCCCGGATTCGCAATTTTCTCTAACTGCTCTTTACTCAGCATCTGCATTCCCCTCTACCGCGACAGTGAAACCGGCTGCTAAAATTTGAAACTCCGCATTTTCCGGATTCATTCTTAGAACGGTATTTACTTGATCGGGTGCAATTGTTTGCCACCCGCTTGCTTGGCCGTTATATAGGTTACGAATACGGTACTGATATACAGGCTTACTCAGCTTCTCGTTTGCCGCTGATAACGCTGCTTCTGCTGCCAATAATTTAGTATTTATGTCTGCTATTGAGTTAATCAGTCGTGTAATTTGGTGCTCAAGTGCTCCACCCATATTAGTTTTTGCTACATGTTCATCCCATTCATTACCCTGTAAAAGAGTAATAATAGCTCCGACATCTTCATATATTGCCGCATAAACGCCACGCTCTTTCTGTATCGCTTCCAGTTGGGCTATCAAGTCGAGAATAGCCGCGGGATTTGCTAGCGCGATGTATTCGGCATTCCTCCGGCCAGTTTCATCCCATGCCATCAGATAGTCGCCGTCCTCCTCAGTGTGAATTATTGCAGCCGTAGAGTTGGTCATATCGAGAAGAGAGTTATTATCAGGCCCGTAAACTGCATAAGAATGGAAACCCTCAGAGCAATCATCGCCCACACCATAAGTGCCTTCAGTTTCTACTACGTCCTGCCACCACTCTCCCTGAGTGGCTTTCATTGCGGCTTTCTTCAACTCTTCGATGTTATTCATCATGCCTCCTGCCCTAAAGACTCGTAGACACTCCAGAATTTATCCCAATCAGGATTATCGTAGTCGTCGTTATCCTCGTTCCACTCACCAACAAATGGATTTTCACAAACGGATGTAAGCCAGAAACCGATAGCGGAGCAATCTGGATTACTTTCAAATATTTCTGCAATACGGGGCCAGTGGTTGACGTAATTATCATGCGGTGGAAAATCTTCAAGATACTTACGAATATGCAGCGCTGCTTCTGCATAATTCTCTTTCTTAACAATGGCGTTGTCATAGGTCATTGTGAGAACGGCGCGTTGATGCAGAGGGATGTCTTGGCGCTTATATAAGGGCCAAACTTCATCTATTCGGAAAAAGTATCCATTCTCCTTGCAGCCAATATGCCGCATAGCCATATCGTTCCAAATGACAGGGCCGCTACCATAACCATTTCTTAGCTCTTCAAGTATCCCGGTGCTATCGCCAAGGTGAATTGCAATAATTGATGTGCTAGACATGTCACTCACCCCTCAGGCTGGCGGCGAAACTCAATGCTTCTTTGCTAGCCACTGCCCAATGCCTCTCGGCCCCGAAATCGCCATAACCGTCATCTGCCCACGATTTAAATGCTTCCGCCAATTCCTCAACACCCTGCGCCTTTATCTCGTTAAGCGCCTGAGTTGTTACTGGGGCTTCCGATTTGATTATTTCTACTGCTTTGGCGTGGGTAATGAGTCCAGTCATGTTTTCATCAAACCAGCGTTGTAAATCACTGAGCATCATTTCTGGCGGGATAACTAACTCAGCATCATCAGCGATACTCTCTAGCCAGCACTGCGCCTCATATATATTTGTGCCGTGAATACAATGCAGGGCTGCTTGAATGGCCATAACAGCGCGATGCAACAACCATGAGTTTGAAAGCTCGCTAGCGGCTTTATCAGTAAGCGCCGCATTCTCAGCAACCACGGCCAGATATTTCTTTTCGAGTTCTGCATAATCACTGAATCTCACAACATCAACGACAAAGCCGTCTTTCGGACTGGCGTCATGAATAAGACTGCTATCGAGTCCGTATACTTTTGCAGACATAGAAAGTCCTCAGCAGATTGACTGCCGGTTAAATTGGGGAGGGGATTAGGCTGCTTTTGGAATGGATAATGAGGTGCGTTTGCACATAACTGATTTCAGTGTCCTGCCAGTTAAGTTAGCTACTTTCTCGTCGGCATCCTTGCCAAGTAACTGCAATTCCGTTTCTGTCCATCGCCGAGCCGGTCGATTTGAAATTAGGGTGACATCCATGTCAGAAGCTTTTGAGTAAACAGACTGAATAGAGCGTTCAAGTTTTTCAGCTATCAGGCTGCCGGGCATATATCCAGCAACCTCCCTCATAAACTGCTCTTCATATCCTTCCCATGGTTCATAGGGTTTTGTCATAACAGTCTCACATTGGAACTTCTTCCATTTCAGCCTTGCGGATACCGTAAATGTCGGTGGCTTTTTCGAGTTGCTCATGGTTATCTGCAAGAACGCGCTGACTGTACTTGAAGAATTTATCCAACTCAGCAACTGATTTTGCATTGCTGGCGGCGGCAGTAAAATCAGAAAGCAGTGTGTCAGGAGAGCGCTCCTCGACCTTCGTAGACTCCAATTCTCCTTCGATAGGTTCCTGTTTTTTCGTATTAATCATCTTGTTCAGGTCAGCATTAGTGCGAGGCGTTACGTCACGCTCAGGTTTCGGCTTACCGTCCAACTCGTCAGTGGAATAGACGCCGAGAATAACCTCGGGGCAGTACAGGCGAGACCAGCGCTTAACTGCGAGATAGGCCAACTGTTGCTTGGGGTCGCTGGCCCATAAAGTGGAATTTCTTACTTGCGCCTGAGACAGTAGCAACTCAAGAACGCGTGGTTCATCCTCGCCTTTCATCGTGGCCCAAACTCTAATGCCCAAGCCTTTCTCATCAGCCAGCGTCCAGTCTGGTGCAATGTATTTGTTGCCTTTTGGGGATGTTTTCTCTGCGAACTTGCCGATCACGTTCTCCCACTGCCCGAACCAGTCATAATGGATCCGGTCTTTGGTGGGAGCCATTGCGTAAATCACCGCGTTAACTAGCTGTGCTTCATATCCAAGTGTTCCACTGACTACGTGAGTTTTCTGAGCAACTACAAACGGGTTCATTCCCCATTGAACGGCCTGCATCGCAACTGCCATGCAGTCAGCTTTATTACCGGCAAGATGCGCTGGGATTGTTGAGCGACCGCTTGCCATTAGAGTTGCAAAGTTTTGGATAGCCATTAAGTTTTGCGGGCTGAAAATAGCCACGTTCGCATTAGTGATGGACGGCTCATTACTTAGTTCGATATTGGCGATGTCAGTCATTGTTCTTTTTCCTTGCCCATGCCGGGCGGTAAATGGTTTCTACACCGCCCCAATCGTTGCTGAGTCGGCATTCGTGATAGGTCTGTAAATTTTTGCGATAAAGTTCGTGCCCGGCTGCAACATCGTCGGCATCAAGCTGGAATACCCGAGTCGGATATCTGCCACAGTCGATTGTTTCGCTAACGGCAAGAAAGATAAAAGTGGGGTATTCGTTGAAGTGATTAAGATAACCATCCCGGTACATGGCATCCTGCACGTGATACCGGAATTCTTCGATGTGGCGAGAGAAGCGATCCATGTCAGCGACTTTTTTCACATCGACGATAATTGGCTGACTTCGAAGAAACTTATCTGGGCGTATTCGGCACAGCTCTTCCGTTTCCTCATCTCGCCAGTAAATAGACGATTCGCAGTATCCTTCTGCTTCTAAAAAGTATCGCGCCGCCGGGTGAGCTAAGGCGCTTCCTCGCATTAATTCCAGCTTCCTGTGCTGTTCAAAATCCATGACAGTCTTCCCTGACTCTTCGCACTCTTTCAGAAAATCCTTTTCTGCTGCCTTGCCGTCAGTGGTTCGGCGATTAAACTCTGGTGCTTTGGTAAAGCGGTTATCAAACTCATCTGGCTCTAACAGTAGGCAGTGCAGGGCGGTGCCCATATCCAGTGCCTTGAGCTTCTCCGTATCTACTGGCGCTGTTTTCTTCCATGTGAGTATTGCGGGGTTAATAGCCACATCATCCAGTTGCGACTTACTGACTCCCGGCCCCGAGTGATAATCCTCGTTTGAAATATCTTGATAGTGGCCCGGCTCCATCATGCTGCCTCGTCGTGTTCAGCTAAGTGGCGCTGTATTTCCATTACACGCTGCCACTTTGCGTTATCAAGCAGAACGTTGTAGAGCGCGGTATCGAGTCCTTCGAAGTCGTACTCATCAACTAAAATGCCGAAAGCCTCACGGTCAAAATCAGGCAGTTGCTCGAAGACTTTAATCAGGTTGCTGACCTTGAGTGCTTTCTCTTGCCGAGTGGCTACTCGTCCTGCCTGTTCCAATTCTTGCTCGCTCAATGAGCTGTAAAGCTTCCGTGCTTCGTTAATTTCTGCGTATGTCATAGCGGATTCCCCTTACTGCGTAGAAACTCGACTATCTTGTCCAACAAGCTCTTGCGAGGTGGAGGAGTGAAGCTGGCTGATGTAAGGCGGTTAGATGGGTGATGCTGGATAGATAAAAGTCCATTCAGTGGGCTACCGATAAGCCGGTTGCCCGATAAAGTTAATGTGCTCATCGGTGCTCCTAAATATTAAGTTTTTTGATTCGCTCCCACGGAAAAATACCCGACTATGGTTTGTCAGTTATTCAGTGGTGGGAGTGGGGAGTTAGTGGGGGAGGGTTAACAGTATGTTTTAATACCTAACTCAGTGAAAAATTTACTTATTTCTTCATATTCTTCTTCGCTAATGCTCCAGTCCTCAAGAAAATCAACGAAGGAAGTTCTTGCAGCTTCTTTGCCAACTGCATAAATAAAGTCTGGTAACTTCTTTGGAATGTTTATTTCACTCATATCCCACCTATTTAGTTGGAGGGGTTGGCTGTTGATGATTTTTCTTTTTCCCAAGCTATTTTTTTTGCATGAGAGTCTTCTATCATGCTGATAACCTTTTCCCGATTATCTCGAGGAAGAGCTAAAAATAACTGGTCAATGCATCCAATAATTCCACCACTGCACTCTCCAGTTATTCCATCGCTCCAATATTTAACCTTAGCGCTGTAATTCGGTTTTTTAGTGCTTGCCATCGTCTTACCCTCTATCAGTGAACTTACCGAAGCCCTCACGTATAAGGGCAGCGGTAAAATCACTGGGTTAATCGTCGAGCCATTCAACATAATCAAGTAGCCGAATAGCCTCTTCATCCGTCGGTTCTCGCTTATCTGCATTGCATTCAGTGCAGAACTTCGCCGCCACTGGCTGTGCCATGCAGCCGCATTGATAGCCAGAGCAACAAGTGAGGAACTCTATTCCATCAATACAACTCCTGTTTTTGCACTTGCTCATACCTGCCTCTCTGTTTAAATAAGTTGAATGCTGCTACTTAACAATGTGAACAGCTTCTTTACGGTTGGTGCGGTTAAACTTATTGAGATGCTTATCAAGCAGGGTTAGTGCTTCATCGAAGTATGCTTTCTGCTCTTCGCTGTAGCCTTTGATATGCCTTTTCTCTTCATAGAGGTACCCACCCGGTGACCATGCAGTAATAGCGGCGAACACCATCACCCTCTGCTTACATAGGCTCTCTTCTGAGTGCGCATTGTTATTAATTGATGTCAGCAATACTGCGTTAGGTTTGTCTGCCATATCTCACCCCTTAATAACGTGATATGGATTCTCGTACTTATCGCTGCGGTACCCAGCGCTAAATATCGCTACCTGAGGTAAGCACGTCTTACCACCTAACTTCTTTGCTGCTGGTTCCGTGAAGCACTTGCGACGTGCATCGCGTATCTTCGCCAGCTCACAATCTTTCGCGCCCTTGTGGTGCTGCTGAATGTGCATAAGCGGTATCTTTGGGTTGAAGTCCAATCCGCATACCGGACAACGAATTTCATTCTTCATTTGCCACCTCTCGTTTAGAGAACTTATGACTGCCGCCTACAACTGACAGCGACAGGGTATAAATTCACTTTCTCCTTAAAGAACACTTAGCGGTCGATCCCTCTCGGGGCCGGGGGTGATTACATCGCTCACCCCGTTGCGTGCTGCTTAGTTGGCGTCCTGCCGTGTTGATGGAATAGATAATAGCTTTGGATATAATGCATGTAAATAGCCAAAGATATAATAATATAGATTTAGCTATTTAATTATTGATTGATAAGGGTATTTATTTTAAAAAAAATTCAAACGCACCCCTTCGCACCGGCTAACAGGCGTGAAAAGTGTGAAGTGAGTTGTGTTTAATGCGGGCAGGGTGGTGAGATTGTCAGATTACAGGCACAAAAAACCCGGCAGCGGGGCCGGGTTAGGGAAGTTTATTAGCTAAGTTCAAGCAGCTTTGCAATTTTGTTTTCGCTTTCCTTGTAGCTCTTTTCTGCCATCAACAGTTACCTGTTGAAGCATTCCGGGAGCTGCAGCCATAAGTTCTTCCATTGCAACCCCCATGCGCGAGAATACATCAGAGATTCTAAATTCCTGATCTACTGTTGCTTGCTTACGTGGGTGTTTCATGATTATCTCCAAAGCCATTATTTTTAGGCTGTAATAGGTCTGCGTTTAGGCGCAAGTTAAAACCTAATCCCTTAAGGGACGAATATTGTACCATCTTTTAACGTTGAGTCCAGTCCCGCATTAGGCAAAACCGAGAACTGCCGCCTTGATGTCTTCAGTACTGGCTGACATATAGTTTAGATCACCAGAAAAACCTAACTTCGCATAAAGTGCCATAACTTCGGTGTTAATAGGTTCTATCACATTAATACGTTGGCAATCAACAGCCATACAAAATAAATATGCGGCCCACATAGTAATTAAGATCATTCGCCCGTGTAGAGGATGAGATGGAATATTTCTAACAAAGCTTTCAACAAAATGGATATCGAAAGTTCCATCATCAATATTATAAATACACATAGCAGCGCCAGCTGGAAGAGGGTTGTTATCCTCTATAAGTTTTACACAAAACTCGAATTTGTCTTCTCTGTTTCCATATGTTGTGAAGGCGTAATCCCATTGTAGTTCTGCATATGCTGTTGATAGAGCTTGAAAATCCCTATCACTGATAGGACCTACAGCTAAAGGTATTCCATTCTGCTCCAAAAGCATTTGAACATTGTTAAGGGTTAAACTGGCAACTTGATCTAGGTTCACGCGCTTCCCTTTATTTATGTGTGGGGGGGATCACTGCAAAAATCTACTATATGTAGTTGGAATATTATTAAATATGGCATATATCATATTTATTTAAGATAATTAATAACAATAAATTGAACTAGCATTCACCATCTCACCCCACCCCTCTACGTCCTAGCAGTAGGTTATCCTAAGCTAAAACTGGAAGTTCATAACTTCCCGAAATCGAAAACCAATCCAAAGCATGATGCCCATACAGAAGCCCCATAATAGCTAGCATAATCACAATGACGGGAACCAAATAAGCTCTCACCCTGACTCCTTTATCTATCAATAGGCAAGCAGTGGGTTACCTGCCCAACAGTTCTGACCCTATGTAACCAAATACAACAGCAGCAACTATGGTGACTACAACACTCAGGGCATCATTTGTTTTCATACGCCACTCTAGCAGTAGGTTAGCCGTGGGTTAGTAATCTATCTCTGACCACCAGAACACGCGGCCGATAATTTCAATATCTTTTAGATTCTTCTCTTCATCTGGATATTCAGACTTATTGTAACTCCGCACACTAACAAGACCAGGACCCACACGATAAAGCATTTTTACTCGCTTCCATCCGTCCTCATTGATCGCGTACATCTTCCCGTCAATTATCTTTTTATCATCAGTGTTAATAGCGACTGTCGCACCATCTGATATTTTTGGCTCCATGCTATTACCGCGAGCTGGGAAGCAAAGTATTCCAGATCCATCAGTGTTAGCCCCTATTCGACGTAGCGTTGCCTTGGAGAATCTGAGCATAAACCCGTTGTAGTCCTCATCAGAGACGCTTCCATCGCCACATGCAAATTCAATATCCCTAAGGAATGGGACTTCAACCTCATCATCGTCAAGAGGGGTGTTTTTATCCCACGCCTTAACTCCAACCCATTCACTTTCAGGTGGGATTGTAGAGTCTGGATGATGTGGCTTTACACCGCTTTCGCGCATTGGCTCTATTCCTTCACTAAGCCATTCCGGCCGAACACCTAAAACTCTGGCTATTTGAACGGATTTCCTTGAAGAGTTGGCTTTTCCTGAAGTTAGTTTCCAGACGCTAGGCTGTGCCATGCCTACGGCCTCAGCGAGAGAACCCTGAGTAAACCCACCTTCTTTCATGGCTAAATTTAGCCGATCTGCAAAAGTCATTTTTTCCATTTACTTAGTCTATAGCCATGGCTATACCCAATCAAATATCTAAAGCTATTTACAATATGAATAGCTTTGGCTATTATCTGTGTATCTACAAAAGCAGGAGTTATTTATGGTCAACGAAGCTATTAAGTCGGCTATTAACATCGTAGGAAGTCAGCAGAAGTTAGCTGAAGCTTGTGATGTTAGACAGCCTTCCGTTTGGTCTTGGTTGCATGGGAAGAAAAAGGTTTCCGCCGAAAATGCGAAACGCATTGAAAAGGCGACCAAAGGACTAATCCCTGCATACCGAATCCGACCTGATTTAACTGACTTGTTCCCTCATCCGGAACAAGCAGCTTAACAACCAACAGCATTAACCGAACGCCCGGTATATGGCGGCCCCGAGGATCTGCCAGGTAAGGCTAAAAGTCGGAGGTGAGCGTAACTAGGCTCGCCATAACTAAATCACTTAAACAACATGGAAATCATACGAAATGGATAGCGCAAAAACACGCAAAAGCAGTTCTGTTGAATTTATTGGTCGTCACCTTCTTTCATCAGCCCATCACGCCTTAAGTCATACCCGTCAAACAGTCGTAGCAAAGCTACTCAGTGTCGCCGACTCAACAGTCATGCGTCGTGCTGAGAAGTACCCAGAAATCATGGAGCAACTAGCGGCGAGTGGCGTTGAGGACTTTGTAATGAAAGGGGAGAAGAAGCTACCGATTGAGCAGTACCGGTATCTGATGACCATTTCAATGGAGTTCGCAAAGTATCAATTAGAAATCACTGGAAAGGCTAATTCATTGGCGGCCTAGGAGATGCAATGAATCACATTCAATTCATCGAGCACAACATCAGGCAGGAACTTCTGGCGGCTGGGTACTCGTTACCAATCGCTCAGGGGGGGGGCAAATTTTGGAGTTGACCACTATCGACGCTGCTCACAGGCAACAGCCAAAGGAAAGATGTTTGATGACTGCTTACGACTTGCTAAGGCATGGGCAATTAAGAACACAACGGCAGCTGATAAAGCAGAAGCGAAGAAAGCCAAAGTCAGGAAGCCAGCAAACAGGACGCCTGCTTTGTTCTAAAGAAAACGCCCCAACAGCGCGAACTGTCAGGGCGTCAGTAATCAGGTATGCAAGCCAATTACAGAGGTAATAATAATGCGAAAACGCAGAATTATCAAGCAAGAAGAGGAACGGCGTCACCCTGACTCACCTGATGGATTACTAATGGCAGCAGCCGTTAACAAGTCATTTGCTGAAAGGCTGATTGGAGTAATTAGGTTGGCTAAAGCAGGGGTGAAAGATGAACGTCGTTAGGAACATATCTGACTACCAAAAACCTCACTTGGAGGTCGTGGAGCGTCGAGTGGCTGATACCGATGATGGGTATACCCGGATCGCGAACGAGCTACTAGAGGCCGTTATGTGTGCTGATTTGACTGCGAGACAGCTAAAGGTTGCCCTCGCTGTTATCCGCAAAACTTACGGTTTCGGTAAAAAGACCGATCGGATAACTAATACACAGATAGCGGGAATGACAGGCATACACCACACGCATGTTTGCACTGCTAAAAATGAAATGATAGCCATGAAAATCATTATCACTTCAGGCAATCACATAGGGATCAATAAGGTTGTTTCTGAGTGGAATTTCAACATTAGCCAAGTTAGCGAAACATTAGCCAAGTCAGCTAATAAAAGTTTAGCCAAGATAGCTAACGACCATTCGCCAACTCAGCTAAACACAAAAGAAACTCTTCAAAAGAAAAAAGAAACTACCCCTAAATCCCCAGAGGGGAGTTTGGTCGAGCAGGATAAATCAAAACCCAAACAGTCAGCCTCATCAAAATTCACGTTTGACCGTGAGCGCTTCAAAGAAACATGGAACTGCAAAGCCAACAAGCACGGATTGCCTCGCATAGTTAGCATCAGCACGACTACCGAGAAAGGTGTTAAGCGCCTGTATGAATCCCATCTTAAACATTGCAAAGAAACAAAGCGCATCCCGCGAGACATGGACACATTCATCAATGGCTACATAGAGTTCGGTTACACGCCAAGCTCGTTTGCTATGGGAGAGAATCCGGCTGGTAAGAAATACGGGATAGATACTGCGCTAACCCAAAGAATCATCGACCAAGTGATTAGCCAGGAGGCTTAACATGGAAAGCTACGATTTTGAAGAGCAACTAATTGGCTCGATGATTATCAAGGGTGATCACATCGACTGTCACGAAATCACCGGTAAGCTTCCTGCTGACGCTTTTGAGAACTTCCACCTACGCAACATGTACTCAGTGATATCCGCGCTACTGAGCAAGTGCGAACCCATTGACCCGTTTACCATTCAAGAAGCCGTGCCCGCTGGCACAAAAGACATGGTGCTTACCGTTTCCTCTCGCTGCAAATCATCGGCAAACATCAAGGCGTGGGCCAAGAAGGTTCGCCAGTGCTGGATGCTTCGAAAGGGTGAGTCTGAATTCATTCGTGCTGCGGGGATCCTGCGCAGTGCTGGCTCTCACAATATCAACGAGTGCATAGCGGAAGTATCAGGGATTGTTTCTCGCTTGCAGTTTGAGACGAATGACAAAGTTCCACGGCGAGTGGGTGACATGCTGGACGATTACATGCAGGTGCTGGAAAAGCGAATGCATGGTGCTGAGTCTGGCCTCTACCTGAAAACCGGCATCGAACCGATGGACGACGAATACGGTGGCTTTGACCGTACTGACCTGATCATCATCGCTGGGCGTCCGGGTATGGGCAAGACCGAGCTGGCAATCAATATCGCTAACTCAATTGGCCGGCAGAAGGGGAAAGGGCTGTTAGTTTCAATGGAAATGTCAGAAATGCAGGTGGTTGAGCGTCACGTTGCTGACCGAGCAGGCTTATCTGTTGGCGCATTGCGTAACCCGATCAACATGATTCAGGAGCAATACACTCGACTGACCGCCGCCACTGGAACTCTGATGAATGAAAACAACTACGTTATCGATGGGGCATTCACGGTCGATGAAGCTATCGCCCACGCCGAGCGCATGAACATGGATGGCGGCCTAAGTTTTCTGGCTATCGACTATCTCGGACTGATGAAGAAGTCTAAGGCAGAGCGTAACGACATCGCCATCGGTGAAATCACCAGCAAGCTCAAACAGTTCTGTCTTCGAAACAAGGTTCCCGTAATTCTGCTATCCCAGCTTAACCGAGGCGTTGAGTCACGCATTGATAAACGCCCTGGATTAGGTGACCTGAAGGACTCAAGTTCCATTGAGCAAGATGCTGACGTGATTATCTTCCCGTACCGAGACGAGGTTTATAACGAGCACAGCAACATGCGAGGCATTGCCGAAATCATTGTTGGCAAGTATCGCTCTGGCCAGCCAAAAACGTTTTACATGGGCTGGAAGAACGGTCACTTCGTTTGCATGGATCAGGCAGAGGCTGCAATGCGTTTTGCTGCTAACGAGAATGAGCCTAAACAGGCTGCTAACTGGCGCTAACAAAGGAAATCATGATGGACACAACAACATCGCGGGAAGATTTTGAAGCTGAGTTCCGCAAACAACGCGCTGGTCAGTTGCACATTGAAATGCTGCTTGAAATGTACAATCACGGCACTGAAGAAGAGCCTGAGATTGATTACTACTCACTTGATGCACGCGACGCTTGGAAGTGGTGGCAAGCATCCAGAGCAAGCATTGCGGTGGAACTTCCAAAACATTGCGAACGCTATGTATGGTCAGACGGTGCATTCAATTTCAAGGAAGACATTACAGAAGTTCTGCGCTCTGCTGGTCTAACGGTAAAAGGGGATTGAGATGGATATTCCACGCACAACAAAACGAGCGCTCGACGCCATGGAGGCAATATTAAATATTCACAGGCGCTACTTCGTTGATGGCACCACATGGTCAAAGGATATTAAGCCGATGGTCGAAGGGGTGCGCATTGCTAATAAAACTAAGGCAATTGTCTATCACGACAGAATACTGAATGGGAGAAAATGCTGATGAAAGAACTAGACCAATTTACAGTAGAGCGGTTGGAAAAGATTTTACAAACAGCAACCTTTGCTGGCGGGGAAGAGCTAAAAGCATTAGCCCGTATCGCGCTATCAGCAAAGCAGGCCGAGCCGGTGGGGTGGATTAAGTGCAGTGACCGGATGCCGGAAAACTCCAATGCTCAATGTTTCGTTTATTGCAAAGATAGCCTTCGTCGTACAGGTTATTTTGATGGTGATGATTGGGCAATCAACGGTAAATATTACGATGAGTCATTCGTTACTCACTGGCAAAAGTTCCCCGCCGCACCCACCTCACTTCTAGAGGGAGAGTAGTATGTCAATAGTAACTTGGTTAAATGTTGGACTTAGCCTATTGGGTTACATGTTTATTATGGCTAAAACTGGCGAATGGATAGTGAGTATCGCCTTAAAAAAGTGGAGCGCACGCAGGAAAGAAGAGCGAAAGCAAAAAGCCATTAACGAGCTGTACGACGCCTTCAATCTGGGTGAGTTAACTGAGAGTGATTCTTTGAAGTTAGCCACCAAGGGTGGACTAACCATCATGATGTTTCGGAAGTGACCAATGCAAATCGATATGGTCAAGAATGCCGGTGGCGTTTTTGTTCCAGCGTTCGATCATGACTTACCCAGGTTAACCAAGTTCAAAAACGGTGAGATTTACACCGCCGACATTAAGCTAACTCGCAACCCCGCCTTTCATCGAAAGATGTTCGCCTTCTTCAAATTCTGCTTTGCTCATTGGGCAGCGGAGAATGCCGGTTATGAATTCACAGACGAACATACACAGAAAGAGGAGTTCAGGAAGAACCTGACTATTCTGGCTGGATTTTTTGACGTCGTGACAACCATCAAAGGTGAGACAAAGGTGAGGGCAAAGAGCTTAGCTTACGGGAACATGGAGCCTGACGAGTTCGAACGCTGTTACAACGCAATGGTAAACGCCGCAATAAAACACCTGTTCGGGCGCACGACTGACCAGAACATTATCAACCAACTTTACAGTTACTTTTAACCCCAATTTCCCGCCAGCCAGATACCCACATATGACCACATATGCGTATTGCTGCGCGCCAAATTTGACCGAGTAAGGAGAACGCGATGAGTGATATTTACCAGAAAATAAATGGGCCCGATTACCGACGAATATTTGTAGTTGGTGATTTGCACGGCTGCCTGAATAAGCTTAATGAAAGATTACTCTCAGTAGATTTCGATGAGAGCAAAGACTTACTGATATCCGTAGGCGACCTTATTGACCGCGGTGAACAGAACGTTGAATGCCTAGACCTGATAACGCAGCCTTGGTTTCGTGCCGTTCGTGGCAACCATGAACAAATGGCGATTGATGCCCTGGACAGCGAAGAATACTCACACTGGCTGGCAAACGGCGGTATTTGGTATTTCCATCTCGATACCGACGAAAAACTACTGGCCACCAGTCTGATTAAACAGGCTGCAAATCTTCCGTTAATTATCGAAGTCACCACAGACTCCGGAAAATACGTAATAGCCCACGCTGATTACCCATCAGACAGTTATCACTTCGGCAAGCCGGTGAGCGAGCAGCACGTCATATGGAATCGTGAGCGTTTTAGTTACGCGATGGATGGCGAAGGGGAGGAAATCTCTGGGGCCAAACAATTCATATTCGGTCACACGCCAATGAACAAAGCCAGCCAGTTTAAAAATCAACTCTACATCGACACCGGTGCAGTTTTTGGGGTTGGGCGTGAACTGACGATGATCAAGATTCAGGGGGAGTAGCCATGCTTGAACTACAACGCTCAGTTTGCGCATTCTGCCGGGCCACTCTAAAGCCTGATGAAGTATACGCATGTGAGAAGTGCGCTGAAGAGAATGCACCTCCGGAATTGAAGGAGACAGGGAATGATAGCCAAGCTCCCGAAGCACCGGAATTGTAAAGTATGCAATGAGAGGTTTAAGCCGGAGACAATTTATCAGTGGTGGTGCAATGACGAGCACCGGGCAGATTACGCAGTCCTCGTCATGCAAGATAAGCGACGGCGTGACCAGGCTAGTGAATTAAAGCGAAGGCGGGAGAAAGAAAGAGAGGAACGGAAAGAGTTAAAAGTCAGGAAGATTAACGCACAACCAAAATCATACTGGATTAAGCAAGCACAACAAGCCGTCAACGCCTTTGTAAGAGCACGAGATTCAAACCTACCCTGCGTATCATGTGGTACGCATTCAGCAGCACAGTGGGACGCTGGTCACTACAGAACAACCGCAGCAGCACCTCAATTCAGATTCGACCCCCGTCAGATACACAAACAATGTTCAGTCTGCAATCAGCACAAGAGCGGGAATATCGTTCCGTACCGTGTCGAGCTGATTAAGCGCATTGGCATTGAGACTGTAGAGGCCATCGAGAATAACCACGAACGCCGCAGCTATAGCATTGAAGAACTGAAAGGCATTCGTGATTACTACCGGTTGGCATTGAAGCGGATAAAAGAAACCCAGGAGGCAGCGTGAAGCGAAATAATAACTTTGCATCATTAGTTTATGTGGCAAGAGAGGCCGACTTGAGGCGCATATGGAGCAAGGGGTGGAAAACTATTACACCAAGCCAGCGCGTATGGACTCGCTACCTATTGAGCTTGTGGGGATCGAAAAACTGCGGTGATGATTCTCCCGGTGGATCATGCGTAAACGTAATTGGCAGACTAATGGTTCGTGATAATTGGAGTGAAACCCAAGGGAATAGGATTATTGAAGTGGTTAATAATCTGCATAAGCAGGGCTATCGAGGGCAGGAATTATTCGCCAAATCAAGAGAGATAGTTATTCCCTCATCTTCAACAAGCAACATCATCGCTCTCGCCAAAGAATCAGATGATGCCGCGTTTGTTGAAACTGTAATGACTAAATCAATTAAGCGCGATAGCCCGATCCGCGATGTGGCAATTAAACGATATTGTGAGCGCAAATGCTCGCAAGATATTGCCCGCGAACTGGTCAGGCTGACTGGTTGTGATATTCAGCTAGCGAGAAAGAGGGTTGTGTGGTGCGAAAACATACTTGAAGCAACAATGTTTTATGCTATCAAGCGTGATATGGAGGTGGAATTTCTTCAAAGTGCAGCATAATTGAAAATATTTTCTAAATTTCTTGATTTCCAAGAAATGGAAGTGTACATTTTTAGTTAAGCTCGGACGTCAAAGGCGAAGAGCGGTGATGTAGTTGAGTCACCAATAAAACATTCAAGGCCCAACCCTCCACGGTTGGGCTTTTTGCGTTTTAAATCACATCGGATTAGTTCAATGGTAGAGCGGCGGCTTCCAAACTCGCTAACTGGGGTTCGATTCCTCAATCCGGTGCCACATTTCAGGCTGCGCTTTTGCGTGGCCTTTTTTATTTAGCCCTCCGCCTACACCAATCAACCGCAAACACCCTCTAGCGAAAAGTGGAAACGGCGGAAGGGCTATTCCTACACAACAGCAAACACACGCCCAGGCCAACTGGCAGGGGGAGACTATGAGAATGGACAAATATTCAAGCGGCTCATCCTACTGGTTCGGCGGTATAACCACGATGCTTGGTGCGATGTCATTAAACGAATGGGCGCTGCTGATTGGTATTGCCTGCACCATTGGAACGTTTGGTGTGAACTGGTACTACAAGCGCAAAGAGTTCCAACTGCGGGAGAAGGCTAATGTCTCCAGCACTCCGCAATAAGATAATCGGCGTTGCTGCTGCTGGCGCACTGGCTATTGCCGGA